CTAACATTGCTTTCGGCTTCTTATTCGGCACACGCATTATGGCTAACCTTAAAAAATGACCAAGAACTTTAGAGATTGTTTAGAGTTAGTTTTGAAGCATGAGGGCGGTTTCGTAAACCATCCAAAAGATCCAGGCGGCAGAACAAACCTAGGCGTTACCCAGCGAGTCTGGGAAGAATGGATAGGCCATCCTGCCACAGAAAAGGATATGCGAGAACTGACTCCAGCAATCGTAGCCCCTATGTACGAGATGCGTTACTGGCGCACCAGCTATTGCGAGAAACTACCAAGAGGATTGGATCTATTAGTATTTTCTATGTCGGTAAACGCTGGCGCTGGTCGTAGCGTTAAGTTACTTCAAGATGCAATCGGTGTAGTGGCAGATGGCGTTATTGGCCCAAACACAATGGCCAAGATAAACGAGGCTAATGTAGAAACATTGATAGATAAGTTTTCAGAAGCTCGTACAGCGTACTACAGGGGCTTAAAGCTATTTCCTGTATTTGGTAGGGGTTGGCTAAACCGCACAGATACAGAGCGCCTAGAAGCCCTGCAAATGGCCAAGAACGGCTAAAAAGGCTGTGTAAGATCAACATACTTAAAATGCTTGACTGGGACATCAAAAAACAACTCGCCAGCAGGAACTTCTATATTCTTGACCTCTATCAATGGACATCCTTCAATCAACTCAGCTTTCGCCCAATACGCATGGATTAAGTCATGTGTTAGTGCAAAAAATAGCACAGGGAGATTTTGCTGAAATAGCTTCTCTTTACGCTGCGCACAATGAATGGTGGGATAGTGGCAGTAATCCCAGCTTCGAACTTCTACTTCAATATAACCAACTAGCTTACCTGCTCTATATACGAGCAAATCTACTCCATACACATTAGGGTTTTCCCTACACTCCAGCCCCCACTTTACCTTTACCCATTTCGTTACTGCATCCCTCGCTGGGGGATCGTATTGGTCATGAAGTTTTTGATTAAATTCTTTAGTGGTCATGGGTGCTAGTTTGATAGGAAGTGAACTAGCCAAAAACTTGTGAAGGATGCAGCCTATCTCTTGTGGGGTTTATGGGGCTAAAGCAGCTTCTTTTTGGGCCTTTAGCATTGGCGCTGTTTTACGGATTGTTTCTAGTTCCGTTTCAAACGCCTGCTCTATCTGCTCAATCGTAAAGCCTTGCCTTAGAAATTTTAATACTAGGTCGGTGACTTGTTGTTGCATATCAGAAGCAAGTCACAATGTTGCCGCAGACCGTACAAGTAGTCATCTTGCCATTGACAATAACTGTCGTTGTTTGGCAGGCATAAGCTACTTTGCCTAGTAACATATATGTTACCAATGCTAAAGCTATCTTTTTCATATCAGCCCCTAAAAAGGAATATCGTCAAGTTCTGGCTTGGGCATTTCGTCATCGCCCTTGGCCTTAAAGTTACTTTGCTCTTTTGGTTTCCCAATCGCAATGCTAAAGAACTTACCTTTCTTGCCTTCCTTGATCCAGCCACTTAGCCAATGCTCTTTGCCATTGAGCATAATTGCGCCTGTGTAATCAGGATGCGTATCCTTCTCTTTGCGATCATTCTTAAATAGGCTGCCAGAGCCTTCTTTCAATTCATACGCCATTATTTATTTCCTTTAATTTAGAATACATCTCACTCACTTCACCGAGGAATTTTTCTACTTCTGCTTCCATCGCCTTAATGTATTCCTCATCTCGTTCAAGGCGCACTACAAACAACTGTAAATCTTCTGGCAAGCGTGGATCGTAGCTTACAAAATCACACCACTCTTTGCCTGTTACTGCCATTTGGCATTGCATCTGCGGCACATACTTTGCAGGCGGTTTGCCGCCCAATAAATACTTAATATGCGTTTTGCTGGCTGGGCATTTAATCTCTAGCAAACCAGTTTCGCCAACCAGTCCGTCTGGGCTACAACCAAACCATTCTATCGTGGAATGATCTACAAAAGCAACCTGTTCTACAAATACATTGGCCTGCGCCTCATAAGCAATTCTAGCCATTGGTTCGGTCTGCGTACCCCATTCCATTGCCGCATTGGTAAACGACTCGCCTGGGTCGTTTGTAAGCCTCTGGACTACCAATTCTGTGCGGTAATCTTCCCTTGTGGCAGCCTCGCCCGACTTCCCTTTAGCAAGCACATCCGTAATCCGACTAGCGGTTACTTTGCCTAGCCTAATTGCCAACCATTCTAGCGATCCCTGCTCGATCATATTTCTGCCTTTTGCATGGAGATTACCTTTAATTGACTAGCCAATGTTGCCACTTCTGCTGCCGCTATTGCTGCCTCTACATAATCTTCTTTTAGTTGATAGTTATAAAAACTTTTAAGAGTTTTCATAGCATCTAAGTAAACTTCTGAATAATCTTGGCTCATTCTTTATCTTCCAATGATTCGTTAATTGGCTGGGTTATAAATGGTACATCAGATAACTCATCCATTTCCCACTTTCTAGCAAACTCAGCAGACATAGCATCTATCGCAGCGTTCCAGCCTAGCGCAAAGTATTCCTGCGGATGGTACGGAATCTTCTCTAGGTTATTGAAAGCCTCTAGGCAATGTTTATTTATCATTTTCGCTTAAACCTTAAATTAACGACTTCCTTGCTAAAAGCTGGCTCTACATCGTCTAGCGTTTTAGCGCACATTTCCCGAAAGTCGGCCCACTTCTTAATGTACTGTGCCTGCTCACTTGCTGGCTTATAACCGTACATCTTCCTCCAGCGCAATGTAATGTCTGTTCCAGCCTTGGTATAAACATAATTATTTTGCATTTTTCTTTCCTTTATATTTTTGTTCTGCCGCTCTGCTTAAACACACTCCACATCTCCACCGATTAACTGGCCCAGTCTTTACCAGCTTAAAATCACTAGCTGGTCTTTCCACCTGGCAACTAGTACAGAATTTCCTTTCCACCATCCCACCCTTCCTTTAAATATCCATATTCTGAAGCATCGCATACGGCTCTGGTATCGGAACACACATCGCACTTGTCCACCCATATCCTGTACTGGTGGTCTTTCGGTCTGTGTATTCCCCATTTTGTTCCGCACTCTGAACATACATTATCCGGCTGCTGATTCGCTAGTTTCATTGAATTTAGCCTTCATTTCGTTGTAAGCAGCTTGGATTGGATCAATCATGTTCTTATTGTCTGCATATTGCTTATATAATGTAGCGAAGGCAGTCCGCAACTTGGCAGGGCTATCACTTGCCTTAATTTTGGCAATACAGGCGTTTAGGCTTTCTTCTATCTTTAGCGGCTCAGACGAATCCAGCGCATCGTGTTCTACAATTTCCATTGCCGTAACCCATAAATACCTGCGCTGATAGGTTTCTACAGCACCAATGTTTTGAACTTCATGGCAACCCTTCAAAGCCGCAGATCCCATTGGGCTAGTAATAACGATATTGCTGTTATCTTCTGTATCTACAATGGTCAGGCTGGCTATCTCTGTGCCGTAGGACACAATACCGCAAAGCCCTAGATCAGAGAAGATAGACTGTACGGTAGGCAAAAAATCACCTAACTCAAAGTAACGATACCCAGCAAACTTGTTATGGCCTGACTTAGTAAGCTCTGTGTTTTGCAGCTTAATTCGTGCCTGGTTTAGTTTAATAAATACTGACATAGTTTTACCCTTCACTTGGTTAAAAAATATTCTGCTACACCTTCTTGGTACTCAAAGGATAGGTAGTATAACTTCCTACCTAACTTCTCCCAGTCTTTCTTTTCAATGCAATCACGCAAGAAAGCCTGTAGATCGGCATCATTGCACTTTTGCTGAATAGCCTCGCCCCACTTAAACATATCGGATGGGTCGTACTCAGGATCAGTCTTGACGGCATCGTAGATACGCTCTTGCAACTCGATTGAGTAGTTGTCATCTTCTGGCTCGTAGTAGTTGTCGTTGTTCATAGCATACCTACACGGAAGCCATAAACCATTGCAGCAAAGAATACTATTACTGCTCCAAAGATACCGCCTAAAATAATGTCTTTCATAATTACTCCTTCACGAGTGGTTAATTCCTCCCCCGAAGGGGAGGGGTTTGTTACGCTAGTTCTACAGCTTTCTTGATTTGCGCTACATCAAAGGTTGTAAACAAATCGCAAATTGCTAAAACCATTTCTTCTGATACTGGCTCTTTTGTTGCTAAGACCAACTCAGCCTGTGTAAGAACAAATGTAGATCTGCTAATTTTGTTGCCTTGTTTAGTTGTGTATTCCATTTTGTTACTCCTTCACGAGTTGATAAAAGTACTGCATGGATAAATCTTAATCTACAAATGTAGACTTTTTACACTAAATGTAGAAATATTTACAAAGTGTTGCTTTTTCGCACTATGTCGCATTTTTGTATAGGTGTAGAATAAAACTCTACATAGGAGAAACCATGACTGCTTTTGAAAAACTAATGGCTGAATTTGGCTCAATCAAGAATCTATGCCAAATCTTAGGGGTAAAGTATGTAACCGCCTATGCCTGGAAGATGCGTAACGGCATCCCTGCTAAATGGCATCAAAAGATTGTAGAAGCCTCGGAAGGCCGCATTACTGAGCAAGACCTTGGCTAATAGCCAGAACAGCCGTAC